GAACGTCGGGATTTCGCTCGTCGATCACGAATCGATAGCCGGTGCCGTCGAGACGTGGCCACAGCTTGAGCAACGCTTTGCGCTGCCACGCGAGCCAGCCCGTGAGATCAACACCGTCTTCGATCGCCACACGCACGACACGCTCGGGGCGCGGAGCAGAGGGCGCAGGAGTGCGACACGCTGCAAGGAGCAGCGTGAGAGTGAGCAGGATTTTCACTGGCGATTCCTTCGTCAGAACGGCGCTCGTCCGGGGACGAAAAGCGTTGCCTGTTCGAGCACCGCGGGCGTGTGCCAGTTCGTACCCGCGCACAGCACGTCGATTCCGCTGCTAGGCACGATGGGGTCGAGAGAATCGTTTCGTGCGGTGAATGATGCTGTATTCACGCTGCCGTTGATGCGCCAGCGGAACGCGGAGACACCGTTGCCGAGTTCCATCGCCATCTCGACGAGATCGCCACGCGCCCACGAGATGACCGAGTTCGCGGTCTGCGAGTATTTCGAGCCGCCATCTCCCAGCAAAATGTACCGCGAGGTTGGCGAGATCCACACGTAGCAGGTCGAGCCGACACCGAAGAGGATCTCCCCCTCTGTCGAGCCATCCATCTCTGTGAGCGCGGCGATGGCGCGGAAGCGCACGTAAAATCCCAGGCGACCGTTGACCGTTGCTTGTGTCGCCCGCGTGCTGTCGATCGTGAGACGCTCTGCGGCACGGGTGGCAGTGCTACCGGTAGTGATGATCGCACTCGTGGGGTACTTGCCTAGCTCGACCTGTCCCATGTCGGAATAGAGGTCTGCTGCCTGCGCTGCGACCGACGAGGGAGTGACGCGCGCCACGCCGTCGAACGAGAAAAACACGTTCGTTGCTCCCCCTGTCGGAATGACGCGCACAAGGGATTTACGCGCCCAGCTCGTGTCAACTGTCTGTCCCGGTCCGCCCGCATAGGTCCATGAACCCGAGTCTTTTATCAGTCCGACTCGGTACTCACTCGTGCCGCTCTCCGCACGAATCCAAGCACTCGCGGCGTACGTTTGTCCGACCGTCAGCGAGAGCACTTGATAGCGACTGTACCCACCAGAGAGCGTCGCGTTTCGCGTGGCGACCACAGAGCCATCCGGGCCCGCAGCAGCGTTGTACGTCTGCGTATTTTGAAAACCCGCAGCCCACCCGGCAGCGCTTTGGTCGCGGTTATTGAGCAGTAGATTCGTTCGCGCGGGCTCAATCAGGATTCCGTAGCTGTGCGCATCGAGCAATCGACCAATGCGTGCAACATCGTTCGATGCGATCGCACCGCCGACCAGCAACGCATTCGTTCCCGTTTGCACCGAGTGACCACTCGACGCGCGTGCGAACGACAGCCCCGTCGGGAGCACGAGCGCGCCTGCGGATTGCTGGGTGAAATCCCAGTCGAAAAGCGGCTGCCACTGTCGCTGCATGCGACGCAGGTTCATGTGTGACGCGAGTGCTCCGCGCATGGTGTGTCCTGTGTGAAGTGTGGAGAAAGTGGAATTCGTTGGGTTGGGATGAGTAAAGTGAAAGTTTGGGAGCAGGAGGAGATCCGCTGATTGTCAGGCCAAACGCTGTAAATTGTGCCGATGAGCCTGACTACTGATTACTCCGCAGAACTGAAACAGCTCGTTCAACTCGGCAAGGTGATGGTCTTTCTACTGATGCTGAATGTCATAGCGACAGTCGGTGCAGCAGCGTTTGCTGGAAGAACGGCAGATCGTCTTGCGCCACCGGCTTGGGAATATCGAATCGAGTTCTTCCCAGATGCACAAACTCTCCAGGGACTGCAACGCCTCGGAGCTGATCGTTGGGAAGTCATAGACATTCGTCGTGCTCGGGGAGAGGGAGATATTTGGGGCGCGGAAGTTACTCTTCGACGCGCAAAGCACTGAAAGAACCGTTCAACTCTCACTCCTCCACAAACCCCACCACCCACAATCGCAGCGTCGTTGTTGCTGCATCGTTCGCGTATGTGATCGAGGGAGCGCCTGCGTTCGGTGCGGGCTGAATCTCGATGTGTTGCCAAGTCGCGATTGTTTCTGTACTTGCGGGACCACTGGCTTCGAGTGCAAACGAAGGCGCTGCGGTGTCACCGTAGGTCGTGAGCGAACACGAGTAGTTCGTTCCGCCAACAGCAGCGTCTTTCCACAAGCGCGCTCGGAGAATCGCAAGGCTTGCGTGCGGAGGAACTGGCCCTGCGAGCGACACCGTTGCTCCTGCTCCCGTTGCCGTGCCGGTGTTCACCACTCGTAGGAAGGCGAACGCCATTGCGCTCGTGCGGTAGATGAAGCGACCATTTACGCTCGCGAAGGCTGCAACCAGGTTGTTTGACCCGTCGTTGTAGACAGGGAAACACCCCACGTATCTGCGCGATGTGTCGGTGCTCTTGTACGTGCGTGTTGCATCAGGAACCGTTGCCGAGACTTCGTATCCGATGACTCCGCTGTTGTTGAACGCGTAGATGTAGTGCCAACCAGGAACGAGTCCTGTGGTGTCGAGATTGGCTCCTGCTGCAGAGGGAAGAACCACTTCCGATCCCATCACCAAGCCGCGTGTTCCTCCCACGCTGACCACTGCGGTTCCGGTGATTCCTCCTGCGCACGCGATCACAGGACGCTTGATCCACAGATACTTCGCTTGATCGATTCCAAACGCTGCATCTTGGATGTTGTTCAGATCAGCGCTCGCGACTTCTTCGCCTGCTGCATAGTTGTGAATTCGATCCATCGTTTACACTCTCAACGTGTCGCTCGGCGTATCCGTGAGCGAGTTGGGATCATCGGTCAGGAATGCATCGCTCGGCACAACCGAAACGCCGGTGTGTGCTGGCTTCATCTGCGCAACGAGCTGCTCGATCTGCGCGCGTTGCTCATCGTTCGCAAACACCACCGGATCGAGTTTGAGCACCCAGTGAAAAACACCGCGCGGATACGATGTGTTGTCGCCCGCTTTGAACTCCGTGATTGTTGCCGTGGGATCGATCGCGCGAACAGCGAGCAACATCGCTTGCGGTGAACCACCGCGCGTGGCGCGAATCTTCGCGAGCAGTCGTGTCTGTCTTGCTGCGACCGAAAGATCCGTGCGCTCAAGTGCGAGTCCGTACACTCGTTCGAGTTCACCGAGCAGATCGTTCGCTGAATCTGCAAACGCTTGCGCGATGACTGTTCGGAGTGTGCTTCGACCGTCCGCAATGGATCCTCCGAGCGCGAGCAAATCGGCAGCGATGCGCGTTCCGTTCGCAGGTTGCACCACGGGACCAATCGCGCGTGCGAGACGGCGTGCGGTGTCGCCAGCGGCTCCTGCCTCGGTCGGGAGTGCTTGTCGGTTCTGCATGGAATTACGCGGGGAGAATCGTGAGGCGTCGAAGTGTCACCAGTTGCAACGCGGTGGGGGCTACGTCTGCCACGGGAGCATCAAAGGTCACTCCGAGCACACCAGGAACACCTGCAACCAACGATCCGCGTTCGTCGTAACTGGGGATCACCGCTGCTGCGAGAGCGCTTCGATACAGAGCAGCTCGCCCCTGAAACTCTTCGCTCGGGTAGCGATTGAAACTTCCGCTTCCAGGTCCCATCGCGTCGATGAACGCGAAGACTGCCTCGCGGATTGCTTGCCAGTTCGCAGGTGCTCCGTACAAACACTTTCCGTCAGCATCATTCAATGGAGTGTTCGGAAGTGCTCCACCAGCGAAGGTGAACGTTGTGTTTCCTGCTGCGAAGACAGCACTCGATGGTGTCGCGAGCACATATCCACCACGCTTGTACGAAGTGCCCACGTACACTGCCATCGGCTTGTTCGCGTAACTCGAATAGTCACCTGCTACGACAACGGTTGTTGCAGTGAAACTTGTTCCGGCGAGTGGTGTGCTGAACGGGAAGGGATACGCCGCTGCATTCGCAACACGCATCGTCACATCAGTGTCGGTGCCTGTTGGAGCCTCGATGAAGTAGTCGCCCGGAGCCATCGTCACAGGACGAAGCTGCACTCCGTTCGAAACCGCGTTGCCGTCAGCATCGTGTGTTCCCTCGATGTAGCGACCAATGTTGAGCAACAGTCCACCGCTCGGAATCCGTGGATTCGTTGGGTACGTCGGAGCGTCACCTGCGCCTGGTGCGAGTGGAATAACCGTCACGCATCCGAGCGTCAGCGCGAGTGTGTCTGCATTCAGTCGCTCGTACACATAGACCGCATCGACGCCCGAAACCGCATCAACCCACGCAGCCCAATCGGCGCGGTTTCCCGAGCCAGGTCGTTCCTGCCTGCGCGCAATGATGCGTTTGGCGTAGCTTGCATCCGTCTCTTGATCTTCACCGAGCGAAGTCACCAACTGCACGGTTGCCGATGGGTTCGCGTTCGTCGGTGTCGATGACCACGAGAGTACTGCTCCTGCGGGGAGATTTGCTGCCGTTCCTGCAACTGCCGCGTTGAACGTCACATCCGCATACCCGCTGCCATTGAGCACGGTCGATGCAACGGAAGGAACGTACGAGTAGCCCGATGGACTCTGCAGCACACTGCTTCCGAACGTCACCGTTGCACTCGCAACACCCGTCACGCGAATCGAGTACGAACCCTTCGTTGCGGGCTCTCGATCCACTCCATCGACGTAACCGTGGCGATTCAAGAACGCGGTGCTTGCTTTGTCGGGAAGGATCTCGTTGCGCAGTTGTGCTGCGAACTGTTCGAGTGCTTCGAGTTCGAGCGCATACGCATCAGCAAGCATGTACGCGTCGCTCTCGGGCTCGATGAGCAGATCGATGCCGATTGCGCGGTAACGAGCTTGCAGGTTCGCGAGCAGTGCATCGCGGATCGTTGCGCGTGAACGAGGGGAGAAGGTCATGTCGTCAACACTCCAGAGAGACGCGAACGCCGCTGCGAACGAACGTCAACAAACGAGAGTTCGGCAAGCGCCTTTCCTCGCTGCGCTTCAGCACGAACGCTGATTCCGTCGATGATCTGGCGTTGTTCGAGTGAACGTAGTGCGCGGAGAATCTCTGCCTCGATGCGTGACTCAGCGCCAGCGTACACAGAACGAAACGCATCGCGACGAAGACCAAGATCGGGCTGCAGTGGACACTCTCCTTCGAAGATCGAGAGCGTTCGCAGCACGAGCGCGAGAGACGGCGAGTCACCCGCCCACGTTGCTCCCTGCATCACAACGTCGCGTGTGCCGGGATCGAACTTGCGCGTGTAAAGCCCACCGACGGCGTTCGACCGAAGGGCTCCCATCGTGAGAGCACTCGCGCTCGCAGCACCACCGCTCACCGATGGACCAAGAACCGACCAGTGAAAGACTGTCATCTCTCAGCTCGCAAACCCGCCGAAGCCATCAGCGAACACCGGTTCAAGATTCAGCTCTGGTCCTGGAATCCATCCTGCAGAACGACGCACACGAAAGCGGTAGCCATTGGTGATGGTTGTGCGAGTCACAGTGAACCCTGGTGCTTGTGCTCCGTCGCGCCATGCAACGAACCACGGATCTGCAAGTGTTCCAGTCTGCACGTTGATCTGCTGAAGCACGATCGGATTGCCATCGGGATCGGTGATCGTGAACACAAGTTCTTCCGTTGGATCGATCTGCGTGTTCGGTGTCGGGCTTTCGATCGTGATGACCGGAGCGCTGTTGGTACTCGCATCGGGCAACTCTCCGTAGCCGAACACATCGACGCCATCAGGCATGACATAGGCAAACTCGAGTTCGCCCACGTCGTACGCATCATCATTCGGCCATGCCATTTATGCGGGCTCCGTGCTGTCCCACGGCCAACAGAGTTGTCCGAGCACGAACAGGTCTTTCGCCGAAACCAGGTTTGCAGTGCGAGGAACAGAACCAGCGGGACCGAACCATCGGAAGAGTCGAGAGAGACCAAACGAGTCTCCTGGTGCTCCGTCGCGTTGGTACTTGCAGCGCGCTGTTGGCTTTTTGTTGCCTCGTGGTTCCGCCGCAGCAGCGCCAGGAATCGATCCGACCGCCAACATTTTGATGGCCTCCCACGAGGGACCGGGACCTGTGAGTCCAACGCGAACACGAGCGAAGCATTGAGCTGTCGCTGGATTTTCTGAAGTGAGACCTGCAATCGAAGGTGTTGCCGCGCGTGATCGAAGGAACACGGCATCATCGCACCCGGAGATGAAGGAACCATCCACGAGCGCATCGAGTGCCATGAACATTCCCGCACCACCAACAGCGCTGCCAGCAACGGGGTACATCGCCGCGGCCCAGCATTGGGGAGAGTCGTTGTATCCGATGGCCTGCAGAATGTAGGCATCCGTGTTTGGACTCATTACGTCGAACGTCGGTGCTGCATCTGTTCCGCCACCAATGATGACTGCTTCTCCTGCAACGGTGGGAACCTGCGTTGCGGTTCCGCCTGTGTAATCACTGGACCAATTCATCTTCGCGCGCAGCGTTTGTCCAACACTTGTGTCTCCGCGCTGAAACACCAAACGTCTCGTGATGCCTCGAACGGTTGGCATTCGAACAGCGATCCATGCCAGTCCGTAGCAAACGCGTTGCACGTCGTTCCACTGATCGGAGTTCGATGCGCTGTTCGCCTGGCTTCCGGTTCCGCTCGTTCGCGTGCTGGACGCAGTGACGGTGCCGCCGATCGCTTTGATGATCTGAATGATCCAGTACAGATACGCAGCATCGCCGTAGAGCAATCCTGTTGCTCCATCACCGTACGAGGGAGCTGTGATTGCTGCTGTGTTGACTGCGACGTTCTTGTTGAGAAGAAGTGCCATGTAGCCTCAGCGCGCCGAAGCGGCGCTGTTGGTGTTTAGGGTGTGCTGACTTGTGCGGTACTGAGACGAGCAAGAGAGAAACTAGCGAGGAGTAGTCACTGTGTTTTGGGCGTGGTGCCGATGCGGGAATCGATCTCTTTTCCTACGAGTCGCACAAGGCGCGATCCTTCGTCGATATACGCACACACGTTCCTGAGATTCCGGAGTTTGATGCCAGTGCTGCTGTCGTTGAGCACGACTTCAATCTCGTCCAATTGGTATTTGAGGAGGATTTGCAACACTTCAGCGAGAGCTTCCGCACCGATGCTGACCTCACTCTCGCTCTCTCCGTCGGTTGCCTGTAGCGCAGTGAGGATGCAACACGCGAGCTGTGCGTTGCCCGTCGACATGCACACCTCGATGAGCTCTCCCCAAAGTCCAAACGATCCAGAAAACGACACCGTTAGTTGTACGACCAACGCGATCCGTTGTGCAGAAATGCAGCGCCAAGAAGCTGCGGGGCAATCCGAGCAACCGCCCGGTATTGATCGGCTCACGATCACTTCCTGCGCTCCGACACAAACTCTCTGGTGCTTTGAGCAGCCAGGTAGCCGATTCGCATGTAATTCTACCGCAAATGGGTGCCGCATTCGCTGGACGCAAACAGGTCAGCGTTATCGGGCTGGTGCTTGTGCTGAACGATGGGCTCGGTGATTCGTTCAGTGGCTATTTCTTCGCGTTCGTTGTTCCAGACTTGAAGTCAGGCACAGAAGGCGGTGGTACCGCAGGAAGTGGGGCGCCTGTGTTTCCCATAATCGTGCCACCAGAGTGGATGTGAGCTTCAAGCCACGTTTTCACGCTTCCCAAGAACGTCGTGAGCGTGTCTGCGAGTGCAACTGGTTCCGTGCCTGTTTCTCCACCGAGAAACACTTTCCCGGTTCCTGACACGTTCAGGACGATCTTCCGATCGCTCTTCGCCGTGACAACAACGTCACCGTCTTTCGTGATTCTCACCGTCGCTGTCGGTTCTGCAGGCCCGTACATGAGCGCTTCGCCTTCAGCCAGGTCCGCATCGGCAAGCATCGATGCTCCCTTGTCGACAACGCACAACACGACGACTTCATCACCGAGCCTCACACCAAACGCTTCGGTGGTGGCCGATACCTTGGGGCGCGATTTGAAGCCGATCGGCGACAAGCATTCTGCCTCTTCGATTGGTTCTTGCTGCTCGTCTGTGTCTCCGTCCTGACCAACACCGAAGAGGCTCGCGGTCACAACACGCACGCGTGTGCCGAGCCGCGTTGCGCGCACCTTGAAGAAATCAAAAGCCTGTTCGACGTTCATTGTGGATCCGGTTCGAGGTTGATTGCGCCCTTGGTTCCCAAGGTCAAACGCGTTCGCTGTCCATCGGCACGAGAACCCGAGAACTCGCATCCCGTGATGAGCATGTCTTCGTCGATGTTTCGGAACGTGTCGCGAAGATGAGCCATCGTGTTGAGGGCGAAGAGTCTCCGTGCTCCGTTCACTTCTTGCCCGTGCCCGTGCAGCGTGCCCATATAGATGCGAAAGTTCCGCATCTTCTTCGCCATGAACCTTCGCGCTTCGCGTTCACCTTGCGACGGATTCTTCGCTCGCGAAGAGTGCAAGTACTTCGGTTGTGGAGGGAGTGGATTCTGCACGAACGACCACGCAGCGAGTTGATCGTTCGTGTACGCGCGCCTGGTTGCTTGCGCAGGAGGAGCTTCGTGGCGCTCCGAGATGATGCGGACTCCAGGACGAACGATGGTCGGTTCTTGATTGAATGCGATGGGGTTGCCTGCGGAAGTCAACGAAGGTCCGATGGAAGCTCCAAGCACATCGATCGAGAGGTTTGCGACTCCTGATGTTGGCGCACGAATCACTCCGGGCGGCACATTCGCCATGCTTGGCACGTCGTATTGCACGCGATGACGTGCGGGTGGTGCATCGCCGCGCTTCGCACGTCCCGATGCGTAGACCACCGTTGGAATACCGCGAATCGAGCATTTCAGATCCGTCTCGACTAGCCGTCGGTCGGTTTCAGTGAGTCGCGCAGATCGTTCGAGCTGATACAGCGGTGGTGAGTCATACGCCGGAACATCGACGACGATGGCGAGTCCGCCTTGCGCACTCGGAGCCACCCACGCCATCAATCCCAAGCGATCGAGCAGAGATTGCACTACTTGCCACACCGTCTCATCAGGACGAGGATGCGAGGAATCAACGCGGTGTGCTCGTCTTCTCGTCGATCGCTCCGTTGCGCGTGCTCCTCGACGTGCGCGTGATTGCACTTCGCGAGCAGCGCTCGACTCCACCACATCGACGGCGATTCCTAGTTGCGAGAAAAGCAGTTCGAGCACATCGCCCAACGGACGATTGGAAACCACCGTTCGCGGATCTGCGTCCCAATCGAGAGCAGAGGCTGCAATGTCGCGTCCCGAAATCACCATCGAGAATCCATTGCGTGATTCTGGAGTGCTCAGCTCTTCGATGATGCCGGTGAGCTGTGGCGCTCCATCGATGGAGAGCACGATTGTTCCGCCGAGCTTCACTTCGTCTTGCAGTGTTTGCCACGCGCTTTGTTCTCGCTCGGAATACCAGAGAGAGAACGTCCAGGGTTGCCCTACGTTGAACATATCGAGCGAGACGGTGTAGCGATCCCAGTTCGTGAGCACTCGTCCCGTGCTCTTGAGCAAGAGCTGTACATCGTGTGCGATTGCGTTCGCCATTGATCACTCTGCCGGAAGCACTACGAGACGAGTTCCCGCCGGAATTTCAACGGCATCCACGATCACATTGGCGCGATAGAGAAGGTTCACTTTCCGTGCGTCTTTGTAAACGAGACGAGCGATCTCCCAGAGCGCCATGGTCGAAGGAACCACGAAGATGCTCTGCCTCGATGCTTCGGGCATGTACCGCTCTCGCAGTCCGTAGACTGTCGCGCGTAGCGATTCGAGCGACACGAGCGCATCGTGCGCCATCGCTCCCAGCGGTTCGATCGCTGCGAAGTTCAATGCAAGCGCTTCGATGACAGGACGAAACGCTTCGATCACTTCTGCAGGAAGGCGATCGGTTTCTTCGCAGTAGGTGAGCGCTTCTGCAAGCAGCGGTGCGAGTTTTGGAGGAGACATCATCCACCCACCGAAGCGAGCGCTGCTTCTACGGCAGCATCGGTTTCCGTTGCTTTCGCAACGGCAGCGTCCGCGCTATCCACCGATTGCGCACGCGTCGAGAACAACGTGAGATCCGCAGCGGAAGCGTTGTGCTCTACCCATTCGACGCGACATTCCACTCCACCGCGATTGTCTGCGTGTGCTCGTGTGCTGATGACTTTGATCGCGGCAGTGATGAGTCCATGCGTTGGGTGCGTGAGCTGACCAATCGGCTTGCGTTTGATCGCGCTTCGAAACGCGTTCCAGCGCTCAGGAAAGAGTGCTTCGCCGCCGAAGTCCGCGAGGTCCGCATCAAAGATAATGGTCATCGAGCCGCGTAGTGCGTCTGCGCCCGTGTGTTCCATGTCCGCGCCGGACACTGCTCGCGCTTTGTGCTCGGCGAAGTCTTGTGGTTCGCTGGTTTCACACTCAGTGACGGGCAGCGGTCCCACGCCTTCGTAGAACGCATCGAGAAGAATGCGTCCGAATCGATCCGTGGGGACGGTCATTGTTCCCTCGCACGACTACCAGCAGCCATCGCGTTTTGGTGCGCAGCATCGTGAGGGTCCACACGAATCATCATCGGGCTGGCTCGAAGCGCTTGCGCGAAACCGGCGAGGGATTGGGCATCGACGCGAACGTGAAGGGGCGTGCCTGGCGTAGCAGCGAGTCCCGCCATCGCAGGATTCCAGCGCTGGTTCTCTTGTCTGCGCTCTTCGGCTGTCCGCCGAGCCTCAACAGAGGCCCCGAGTTCTTCTTCGCCGTCACCGAAGAACGCACGCGCACGTTGCCCGAAAGTTGTACCCGTGCGGTTGTTGGCCTCGGTGTTCAGGTCCGCGAACGCAGCTCCAGTGAGTCCAACGGCAGTCCCACCAAGTCCAAGATACGAGAGCACGCGCGCTGCCATCCCTCCACCCGCTCCGGCAACGGCACTACCACCCGCGGCTCCTCCACCAGCAGCTCCTCCACCACCGAGCAATCCAGCCATGCGTCCACCGACGGCTCCACCGAGCTTTCCAAGCCCCCAACTCGCGAGTGGTCTTCCGAAGGCAGCCGCAGCAAGCACGGTGAACGGGTTGTTTGCGGTGAAGTCTGCAAACTGGTTCGAGAGACGCGCGAGCCATGTTGTGTTCTCGGTCACTGCGGTGTCACGCACTTCGTTGTTTGTTGTGAGCGCGGTCAATTGCTCGGCATTCCGCATTGAAGCACCACGCGCTTCATCCGCTGCAGTGAACGACGAGCCCTGTTGCACGAGTGACTGCACACGATCTGCCATTGTTCCTGAGCCGGATTGAGATTGCAGAGCACTGACAAATCGCCGCACTTGCGAGTCAACGATCTGTGGATCTCCTCGACCGCCCCCCTGAAGCATGTTCAGCACGCGTGTGGTGTCTCCGCCTGCCCACTGCATCAGCCGAGACATCACTTGCAGAGGATCGTTGTTGCGCAGTCGATGCACTTGCTGACCGCGGTCATTGATGGTCGATTCAAACAGCTCGCTAGCTACAGCTCTGCCTGATGCTCCACGTTCGTGCAGCGTTTCGTAGAGATTCTGCGTCACTCGATCGGAACTAAAACTGCGCTGGAGCTTTGCGTATCCGTTGAGCGCGTCGCGGGCAGTGGGACCTGCCGCCGCGGCTACTTCACCTACGGCAAGGGTTCGAGCAGCGGCTTCTCGAACAGCACGAGAACGGTCTGCCTCGGTTGCATTTGAACCCAAACGTCCCGTTGCAACTGAGATGTTTTGCATTAGCGGTCCGAGTGCCTGTCCGATCACGTCGCGGAGTTCGATCGAACCTGCTTGTGCGATACCCGTGAGCGATCGAAGCACCTCGCGCTGTTGATCTCCTCGAACGCCCTGCTGATTGAGCATGCCTACAACACGCAGCACCTCGCCCGGATCTTGGTAGGTGTTACGCGCGAACTCGATTGCAGAGAGAGCGTTGTTCAGGTTTTCTTGCCGCGACGATTCCGCTGTCATTCCACTGCGGCGTTGTTCGTCAGTTTGCGAAAGCACTGAGAACTGCGTTTGTGCTGCTGAAATGGCGCTTGCTACGTCGTTCGATTCAAGGCCCCGCAATCGTCCCGTAGTGACTTCGCGAAGGATCTGCGCACGCATTCCGTTCGCTTCGTTCCCAGTGATTCCTGCCTGGTAGAATGCGCTGTTGAGCGTGTGTTCAGTTCCCGCGCGACGTTGCCGTGCGTCCTGAATCTGTCCGTGTGCGCCACTGGCGAATTGCGAAACAGCACCCGCAGCACCTTGCACGACACTCGTTCCCGTTGATCGACCACGCGCAACACTTCGCTCTCGAACTCGGTTGCGTGCTTGCTCTTCGCGAAGCGTTGCTGCTGTGTTCGCGCGCTCAACACTCGCCCACACAGCGCGAATGCGATCGATGCTCCGAATCTGGCGATTGACGCCTGCTTCGGTCACACGGACGCGCTCATCAACACCAGCCTTGGTTGCGTTCGTTTGTGCGCGTTGGCTCACCTGTGCAACTAACGCAGTGCGTTCACTTGCTGTGCGCACCGCTGCAGCCGATCGAGTCGCGCTTGCTGAGATCTCACGCTGTGAGCGGTTCACTTCCGTGGCAATGCGCTTCCAATCGCCAAGCACTGCGGCTGCAGTTCTGCGACTGTCGCGAAGCACCAGGCCAAGAACCGAACGGAACTCGGAGGAGTCACCGCCGAGTGTGAAGAGTGCGTCTGCCACGAACGATCAGGAATTATGCAGGGAAGAGTCGGGTGTAGAGTCGTTCTGCAACGTAGTAACCAACGAGAGTCTGCTCTGTAGCGCAGAGAGCTGACTCGCCAGTTCGAGCGTGATGGAGCAGAGCGAAGCGGCATCGTAACAGCTCAACGATGTCGCTTCGAGACAGCCTTTTCCCGCGTCATCGACCAGCTTGTCCAGCGCGGCTGGTGTGAGTGTTTCGTACGGGCGACGATCAATCGCAAAACGCAAGTACTCTTGCATCAGGTACTCGCGTTCGTCGGGAAACAGTGCTCCGCGAAGCTGACCAACGCTCGTTGCAAAGTGCCGAAGCGTCACTGTTGGATGTCGAAGAGCGCGATGAAGTACCTGAACCTGCAGCTCGTTGTGCTTCTGTGCGCGTCCGTCTTCTGTTTCCCAGTACCACTCTGGCGGTGCGTTCTTCTTCTTGCGAAGGTGCTCGAACGCCTCGAAGTGAGCTTCCTGGATCTGTTCGTCGGTGAGCGCTACGAGTGCAACACGTCCCGCGTTCGGATCCTCTGGCGAACGCTCGACTGCGAGTGCTTTTAGTCGTGGAGGAAGATCGATCTTGCGAGCCGTGGTCTCTGCGCCGTTGAGCAGAGAAGAGAGCAGTGAGAGCCCTCCCTCGTTTTTCTCGTCGCTCACGTTAGACCTTCACGCGCGAGATGCGGCGTCCCTTGAATTGCACCGCAACTTTGTTGGGGTTGTCGACGTCGGTGGTTTGCGAGATGTCCATGAATCTTCCAACCACTTCGATCTGCACTTTTCCGAAGCGAACACCGATCTGCACGGTTTGGTGGGAATGACAGATCTCGTCGAACTCTTCTTCCATGCCTTCGATCGGCACAGCGTTGTCGAAGTCAACGCTCGTTTCCTGTGCTCCATTGCTGAAGCCGGAGAGTCCTTTCGCGAGGGTCTTGACGTCTTTGTCGTTGGACGTGGTTTTGACAGTGATCTGCGAAGCCTCAGCGAGAAGGCGACCGTTGAAGTAGATCGTTCCCGGTCCGCTGTATTCGGGAGCAGTTGCCATGGGACTCTTTCCTTTCTGCTCGCGTTACGCGGCCTGTTGTTGACGCACGTTCGCGCCGAAGATGTGAAAGCCCGGTGCTGGTTCGAGGGGAATGTCTGCGTTCGCTCTCCCTCGTGAGAGCGTGTCGCGCTCTACTGCGAGCTTCGATGCGTGCAGCGCAGTGTTGATGATCCACCCACGCGATGCGAACACTTCGAGCTTCGCGGAGATCCAGCTTCGAATACTCGATGGACTCACCGAGCGTGGAATCTCCGATGGTTTCCCTGTTGGATCATCGTCCACCAGTTTGGTCTTCTTGAAGGCAATTTGCGCATCGGTGCGAATCTCATCTGCGCACGCATCGATGATCGTGACTTCGCTCGTGTCGAGCACTGCGTAGTTCGTTGCACCCGAATCGTCCTTGAAGCGTGTGGTGATCGATCGAGCGATCTCGACGTAGCCCGGTCGCGAAGCGCTCGGAACGAGCGGAGTCACACCGTAGTTGAGCGCCGTTTCGATCTCCGTCGGGAGCGGTTGATCGGACACCAGTTCTTGCACCGGAATCGTTGCGAGCTGCAGTCCATCGAGGTTTGTCGAGGGATCGCTGCTTTCTCCGTCAGTGGTTCCACCAACGGAAGCATCACCCATCAAACGCCCAGCAGCGGCCTGTGCTGCAATGATGCCTGCAACGCGATCGCTCTGGCGGTGCCAGAGAATCTGCGCACGAAGGAAGTTCGCACCAGCAGCGAGCGCTTGGGGTCCGACCGTTGCAGTCGTGAAGTCTTCGGTGTTTCCAAAGACGATCTGTTCCCACAACATCTGCGTGGGACCGGCCTTCGTGGTGAGCAGGGCAATCGCTGCAGCGATGTTCGTTGCATCCACCACCGAGCATGCGATGCGGTGCCAACGTTGTGCTGCAATCGCTGCGAGTGCGGTCGCGAACGTCGTGGTTTCCGTTCCGGAACCAGCAGCGAGGTTCTGTGCTCCGAGGGTGAAGATCGTTCCTGCAACCGTTGCGGCGAGTGATCCTGTGCGCAGTTTCGAAAGCGTGGTGCCATTCAGGATGTCAACGCGAACACGAATCGCGTTGCCACGAGCGCCCGGAGTCTTCGCCGTGAAGGTCACCGTTCCCGTGCTGTTCTGCGCGGTGATCGGTAGGTCGGGAACGTCGTTGATCGCCGCAGCAATGGCCGCAGCTGCAGCGGTCGTTGTGGTGCTCTTCGCGATCACCAGCTCGATCTTCTTTCCGTCGCAATAGAGCGTGACGGTGAGATCCGCCGTGGGTGCAGTTCCGGTGAGTGCGAGCGTTTGGGCTGCCTGTGCAGCTCCTCCTGCAGTGCCGACAGCACACGCCCACAACGTGAGATCGGGTGCTTGATCGAAGGCAGCTTTCGCCATCAAGTGCAGTTCACTTCCACGACCGAAGTAGTTGATCGCATCGCGTTCGCTGAAGAGTTGCAGTGGCGTTGCGAGTGCTGCCGTTCCCTTCGGGAGCGTGAAGGAAGGCGATGCACCTGTGATGTCTGCAGGGATCATGTTTCCGAGCAGAAGAACGCGTTGCTGCGCACTTCCCGCACTCGTTCCCGGTCCACCAAAGATCAGGCTGAGGTAAGCGCCTGGAGTTTTGCGAGAACTCGAAAGTCCGAGGACGTTGATTCCCATGGCTTACTCCTGCTTCTCCGTTGTGGGTGCAACGAGTTCGAGAGCGCCGCTATCGAGCTTGCGCTGGTAGTAGGCCGAGTGCTCGACCTCTTCGCCTTGTGGCATGAGTGATCCATCAGCGTTGACGCCAACGAATCTTCCCATCCAAACGCGGTCGTTCTCATCGACGTACGGCACTCGCGGATGCTCCGCTGTGGGACGAACACGAATCTTCATCGGTTGTTCTTTCAGGAAGTTGGAATCGGAGTGGTGATGGAATCGCGCGGGTTTTGTCGCGGATTCGTGGGATCAGGTGTGGTCTCTGCGTTCTCGCTATCGCCTTCGTCGTTCAGATCCGCAGCGAGGGTTTCGAACGTCGCAGACTCTTGCACAACGCTTCGAGCGGTGAGTGCTCGATCTGCGGTGAGTCGAAGATCGTACACAGCCATCACACCAGGAAACGAAAAGTTGTGTCGCTTGGAAACAAGCTCAAAGGAACTCACGCGATAATGACCGCGTTCTCCCTGCGTTTGCGTCGCTGTGACCGTGGCTGTTGCATCGAGGTTCGCTGGCGTCGATGACCACGAGAGTGGTGCTCCGTTGGGAACATTCCCGAGTGCATCGAGCGTGGTAAGCGTTGCCGTGATCGTTCCCTCTCCAGCACCATTGAGCACAATGTTGGTGCCGTTGGGTTTGTAGGAGAGTGGACCGTACTGCAGAACCGATGCACCAAAGATCGCCGTTGCGTTCGGTGTTCCCGTGACTCGCAGTTGCAGCGTCGCTGGTGGTGCAGCGACTTGCAGACCATTCAGAACTTCTTCAACGGCATTGATCAACGACCACAGACCAGGCGTGGAAGGAGCACCTTGCGTTTCTGCAGCAGCGTCGCGCGAGTCTTCCACCGCAATGGACACAATCCAAGAACTGCGACCGATGCGTTGAGTAACACCGCGCGAGAGTGTTCGAACCGTTGCTGGTTCCACGCGCTCTTCTCCTTCGAAGAAGACGAGCGCTGCGGTCGGTGCACCGAGGGCTTCGAGATCGGGTGGATTCTTCGGACCAATGGGAGCGCGTGTTTGCCCGACGTACTTCAGTGATCCGGGCACCAGCGTTTGGAGCGCTGCGAGAAGCCCGAGACCGAGCTGTGTGGTGGAGGCGCTCATCGAGTGCGAGCACCAGCTCGTGGTGCGACCGAAGCGAAGTCCGAGCGAAGTTGTCCAACGACGAATCGATACCCGAGTTTCATGAACTCGAACTCAGGTCTGTTGTTGACGAAGGACGCGTACGGAGCTGTTGCGTGTGCTCCGCCGAGAAGAGATCCATCGCGTGAACGTCCCGTCGGTTCGATCGCATCGATGGAATCTTCGAGGGTGTTGGTGTGGTTCTGAAACGGATGCGTTTGCTTCGCGCTCTCTGCGATCTTCTCGCCAGAACGCGCAACAAACGCTTCCATCTCAGCATCCGTTGCTTCAAGCAGTCGAGCGCATTTCTGCTCGATGCCCGAAATGTCGAAACTCACGCGAAACATTAGAAGCCCGAGTATCCGCCGTTCGTTTCGTCGCTCTCGCTGCTGATGGATGCTTGCGAAAACAGTGGCGTCGGCGCGTTGACGTACGCTTCGACGCTTGCGGTAGGCTCGCCGGGACCTGCTGGAAGTCGCGCTGTGCGATCCTTCGCAAGATCGTTCAAGCAGGAGATTCCCTGGTCCCAGAGCGCTTTGTAAGGACTCGCTGTTTGCGGTGTGCTCGCTGGTCCTGGTGCCCACTTCGTTCCTTCGAAGGGAACCAGCATCGCGCAGATGTCCTTGAGGTACTGCGGAACTTCACCACTCAACGGATCGCCGTGAGAAGCTGCGAGCTTCGCGCGAATGATCGATTCAGCACTCAGGACGGCAGCATCGAAGACCGCAGTATCTGCAACGCCATCCTTGTCTTTGTCGAACACGCGCAGAAACGCTTCCGTTCCCATGCGTGCAGACATGAACGCTTGATCGATGATCGGCACGCTCACACCACTTCGAGATCAGTACCGATGCGAAGTCCTTCGATCTCTTCTTCGCTCGCTTCGAACTCTTCGCCCGGCATCATATCGCCGCGTGAGAGTCCGAGACGAAACCGCGCACGGTATCGACGCGTTTCCGGCTGCAGCATCGAGGGAGCTTCTGCTTTCGCGCTGGCTTCCATCGATGCGCCCTTTTCGAGTGCTTTGCACGCAGCACGAAGGTCGTCGTTCTCGCGCGCAAAGCGTTGAACGTCCACCTTGAGCAGTTCGTTCTCCTTCATGGTGGAGTCGAGCGTCTGTTCGTACTCGAGCACCTGCGCTTTGAGCTTTTCGTTCTCCGCGCGGAGTTGTTCGAGCGTTTGGGTGTTTTCGTCGCCCATGGCTACTGCTTGACGCCAGCCATGAGGTAACCGAAATCGTTCGCCACGATCTTTTCATCGTCTGCGTACGAGACCTGGTGCATGTCGGAGCCTTGCGGTCCCTTCTTCGGCTCGAACCACGACATCGTGGTGAATCCGCGTGCGCTTCCCACCGGATTCCAGCGGAACGTGCGCGCAAAGGTGAGCATGTTGGGCGCGGGATTCACGTGCAATAGCACGATGGCGCTCGATCCCCACACGCGCGAGACGGTGCCCGCTTTGCTCTGCTTGTACGCTTTCGAGATGAGCACGTTCGCAATGCCGAAGTAGAGCGCGAAGTCCATCGGCGTGAGCAGTCCCTTGTTATTGAGCTGGCTCGCAACGATAGCTTTGATGTCCGCGTTCTCGACTGCGGCATGCCACACTTGGTCGCTCATCACAGCGTGTGTGATCTGCGCAGGAATCGCTTCCATTGCCGTGTGCATGTCGGTGAGGGGAGTTGCGGTCGAGCCGCCGTTCCACTTACGGGTTGCACCGAGCGAAACGGAGTTGCTTCCACCGTAGTTGCCCGAGGTGAGCAGCTTGTCCGCCACGCGAATTTCGCGACCGAGCATGAGGCGCTCCATCACGTTTTCGACGCTGCGAGCACGTGCTCCGAGCGTAGGATTCGCGTTCTGCGTGGTGCGGCTCATTGCTCCCACGAGAGCACGATCAACCACGGAGTAGTTGTCGTTCGACAGCGAGGGCTCGACCACCTTCGCTTCCGAGTGCGGTCCCATCACGTCATCGACGGGCAGGCGCATTTCCTCGCGTCCCCAGAGGTTGTAGCGCGAGGAACGATCGTCGACGAGCTGTGCAGGACACACTTCGTCGGCGACGAGTTCTCCGTTGCGCCAGAGCATCGCCGTCTCGTTGAGAACGGTGGTGGTCGTGACGTCGCCCGGATCGAGCGTGAGCGCGAGCGTTCCAGAGGGACGCGAGAGCGCGATGGGGCCCTGCTTCGCCTGGCGTTCGCGTGTTGCGTAGCCAGCGCGGATCGAGAGCGCGTGCGCTTCAGGATCGATGCCCAGCGATTGCAGTCGCTCTGCGACCACAGGCGAAAGGCCGTACTTGTTCGGCGCGAGAGCGCGTACGCGCTGCGCGGTGTCTTTGATGAGCATGTGTGTTGCGTCTTTCTTGTGAGGAACCGCGATTACGCGCCCTGCATCGTCGAACGTTGAATGCGCACCATCACGACGTAGCCCGCCGTTGCTGGTGCGTACGACTCTGCGATGCCGATGATTTCGGAGTTCACACCGGCTGCTGGTGCAGCGGTCTTCACACGCCCCTGCGTCGCGTCCGCGGTGGTGCTCGCGGTGAGTTTTTCGCCGGGATTGATGACGGCGGATCCGTCACTCTCCACCGGGACAATGCCCTCGATGTACACATCGCCGACCTTGCCAGCCGCGATGTCGCTGTCGCCAGAGACACCGTACATCTTCGCGACGTTGCCCGAGACGAGCAGTCCGACAAGATCGTCGGTGGTGCTGGTTCCCACGGCTGCGACCACGCGACGCTTTGGAATCGTCGACGAAGCTTCGCCGTTCGTGCGCCCTACCGCGAGCGCGTCTTGTTGGTAGTTGTAACCCATGTTCGTGCTCCTTCAGCGCAGCAGAACCGCGCTTACTCCTTGCCTTCGAGTCGTGCGATCGCTTCGCTGAAGGGCATCTGGTAGCCCTGAGCGCGTGCTTCTTCCTGGATCGCTCGTGCTGCCGCGAGCACATCGGCTGCGGGCAACGTGCCGGTGTTCGGTGCGGGTGCAGCGCCGTTGCCTGCCACGCGCGCGAAGCGTTGTGGATCCTGCGCACGCTGCGAAAGCTCCTCGAACGAGGGGCGCGGGTGCGCTTGCTTGAAGCCTGCGAAGTCGTGCTTCGCGTGCAGTTCGAGCGACGCACGCGCAGGCGTCAGCTCGGGCTGCGCTGCGATCACGTCATCGATCCAAGCTTTGCGTTCTGCGTCTTCGCGCTCGACCGCGGCCTTGCGGTGCAGTTCCAGTTCCTTCGTAAGCGAGGGAACCTTTGCTGCTTCGGTGTTGAGTGCTGCGAGCTTCGCGTGCACTTCGGTGAGGGGAGCGTTCGCGCTGAGGTTCAGTGCCTTGCGAACGTCGGTGCCTTCTGCCGCGCGAGACGCGAGCTTATCGTGCGCGTCGTCCTCGCTCGTTGCGGCGATACCGATCAGCGCCGCGAGGGTCAAAAACGTCTTCATGGGGGTGTTCTCCATTTCGAGAGAGCGAGACGCCGCGAGGCGCGGCACGTCCGCGAGAGCTGGGTGTGCGGTGAGGCTGAAGCTCCACAGCAACGCGCCAATCGCGCTGCCAGTCTCCTCATCCACCGCTTCAGGAATGATCGTGACCGAACCGAAGGGCCACTTCGGCGGCACGGTGTTCACTTCGTTGCGTGTGCGCTCATCGAGCGCCATGCGCCCTTCGAGCGTTGCTACGGTGCGCCCGTTGCGCTGCATTGAGCCGACGCGTAGTTGCGTGATCCAGCCGCGAGGCTCAGCCCATTCGGAGGGCATCGATGGATCCGTGTCCGCGTGCTCGAGACAGACTGGCACCTTCGGATAGCGAGCGAAATTGCTGACGCATTGCTCGAACATCGAGCGCGTGAGCGATGCCTTACGCGATTTGAGTTCGACCTCGTACGCGAGCACGTTCCACACGCCACCATCGGCAGCGACTTCCGCACCAAGTTCGACCTGCGCACCAAACGTGCGTTCGCCCTTGGGTTTCGAATAGGTGGTGCGTAGCGGAAACCACTCGTGCGTGTCGGCTGTCCACAGTTCGATCGCTCCGAACGTCACAGGGATCGGATCGAGACGGACCAGTGGTGATGGTGCAGAGGGTTCGAGGAACGCGAGCGTGATGTGCGGCAAGAATCCGTGTTGCTTCGAAACGGAAGCACCCACGCTTTCAAACTGTTCGACCAGTTCCTCGCGGAACGAAGGAAGCAGCGGTAGATCAACGACGGCAACGAGTGCATCACCGTCTGGCGTTGCGAGTCTGCACACACCGTTGATGGATCCAACGATCGCAGTCTGCTCCTTCGCAGCGTTCATCAACACCGCGCGAATGCGTTCGAGCAAAGCGGAATCAAGCGTCCCTGCCTCGCCGAAGTACGCGAGAGTGAGATGCAACTGCTCCGCTGGCATTCCGCCAGGCACAAGCGCTGCGAGGCGCTCTGCCAACGCGGCAGGCGGACATAGGCATGCGATGACGCCAGTGTTCATGGTTGCTTTTGCGAGGGATCCGTTTGTGACGTTGGAGGAGCAGAGATCGAGGGAGCGCTGAGCACCGGTTCCGTCGTTCCGTCTTTGCGCATTGCAGGCTGCGGGATTCCTGACTGTTCGTGCGCCCACTTCTCGGGCACCTTCATGCCTGCAGCGCGCGCCTTCGCGACGCGATCGAGCATCGCCAAGTAATCGGGCTCGTCGGTCTTCGCTTTCACTTGCGGGAGTGGGCAGTCACCGAAGCGCCCCGGATTCGCGCGAATGTACCGAGCGATCAGCCGTTGCAGTGCTGATGCCGCGTACCGACAATCCGCGCGCCAGAACGTGAGGCTCGTGCGCTCCTGCACTTCGACCGCAGCACGCGCACCGGGCTTCAGATCCGAGACCGAATCAACACCGTTGATCGCTTTCGAGATCAATCGCTCGATCGCTTCCGCCGCCTGCAACTGGATCGGATTCGTTCCAGCGAGCGGGAGCGTCAGTCCTTCGAGGCGCGTTGTGTCCGCGAGCACGGCTCGAAGCGAACCACTCACGGCGTCAACAGCGCGCTTCGCAGCAGCGACCTCTTCTTTCGTTGCGTTGCGATCGCCGTTGAGCTTCGAAACTGTACCGTCAGCCTTCGCTCCACCCGCTGCGTAGTACGCAACGACGGGAGGCCGACCGAGCAGCTCGATCGCTGCCATCAAGTCGCGCCAATCCCACACGTAGAAGAGCGTCCACCACACGATGATGGCGAACAGCCCTTCGCGCGTTGGTTGCGATCCTCGAACGCGGGGCCGGTGCTGCAGAAACTTGTCGGGGTGGAAGTTCGAGAGAGGAACGCCATTCCATCGGTCGAACGGACCACCGCCGTACTGATCCCAGATGCGCATTTCCCACGGATCGATGGCGCTCAGGTCGCACGCGTACGAGATGCGTCGAGGCTCGATCCACGCGAGTTCCACTGGAACGGTTTCGCCACCAGTGCGCTCCCACAGAACTTCGTGCACTCCTGCGGTGTAGTAGTGAGCACTGACGAACTCCGCGAGCCATCGATAGGTGTTGCTGTGCTCGCGACCGTTCCACGCTTCGACGAGTTCTTTTGCTGCGTCTGCAGCACGAATCGCACCGCGTTGATTGCTTCCGAGGCCAGCGGTGATCTCGAAGTTCGTCTCGACAACAGAGAGTTCGCGAATCGCGAGCTGCGAATGCAAGTGCGGGTTTTTCTCGCGTTGTTCATCCGCCAGGTCGTTCCATAAGCGCAAATCGCCCTGGTTCCGCTGGTGCAGAATGCTCGTCAGCAATCGCGGCGTGAGCTGGTTGCCCAGCATCGCCGCATCGCGATCATGCCACGGATTCGGCGTCGCGATCTCTTCTCGCAGTTGTGCGGGAGCTGGCCGAGCAACACTCGCGAGTGCGCTCGCAACGCCACGCGCTGCGTCTGTGATGCGTTCGTACAGGCCCATTTCGTTCGTCAGAAACCGCGAGCGTCGTTGTCCCAGCGCTCTTCGCTATCAACAGTCGGTGGAGGCACAGCGTCGGGCAGTCGTGGTGGTGAGTACACCGCGAGTGCAAGTGCATCACCGTAGTCGGGGCTGCGACCGAGCCGCTTCTTCAGTTCTTCTTTGGACTCGATCTTCAGTCGATTGCGAACATCAAACGCATACTTCGGAGCCACGAGATCCGCCTGTGTTTGAGCGTGATCGGGAATCGCTCCGCCTTCTTTGATCCATGCTGCGAGACCGAACGCGATCTGTGCGCGGAGGTTCGAATACGTTTCTGCATCGCTCGATGCTTCTGCCGTCATCACGGCAATCGTTTCGGCTTCGCTGCTACGCGAGAGTGCATCGTAGGGACTTGCACCCACGCCGTTTGCATCGACTTTCACGCGAGGAATCTCCCGAGGAGAGAGACGCAACTCGCGCACAACTTTCAGCACTTCGTTCGCCAGCTCGATTCCATCGAGTCCTCGCCACGCGTAGGGAGCAAGCGCTTTGTTCCCTCGTCGTGGGTAAAGAACCGATTCGTCTTCACCAGAACGCGCAACGTCGAGACCGAACTCGAGTTCTCCCTCTGCTTCGGTCTCTTCCCATCTTGCAACAGCACTCAGAACAAGTCCGAGACCGACCACAGCATTTGTTGATTGCGTGGGAAACTCACCGCCAATTCGTACTGCGAAGAGGGGAGAATCGCGTCCCCATTCGCGAACCTTCTCGTCGATCCATGCCTTTGTGGCAAGACCGGGAACGTTTGCTTCCCCGGTAACGTTGGGACTCTCTTCGGAAGAGATGCGAAGGCAGTGGTAGAACGAGCGTTTCTTGGTGTGGCTCTCGTAGAACTCTCCGCTGGTCTGTGTGGGATTCGAGAGCAGAAGAATCTTTGCTCCACCAGCACGGTTTCCTTCGATCGCTTCGAAGATCGCTTCGGGAATACCCGATGCTTCGTCGAGAATGAAGAGCAGATGCGCACCACTGAATCCAGCCATTTTCTCGGGCTCTTTGGTGGTGAATCCGAGGATCTCGCGGCCATCGCCCCACTGCACGCCGGTGTCGGGAGCCTCTGCGGGCGTTGGACCTGGCGTCACAATCGCCTCGCGCCAAAGCTTTTTGATCTCGCGCCAGAGGATCGATTTGACCTGCCGATTGCCTGACGAAGTAAGGATGCACCGCGCCCCGGGGCGCGCTTCGGGATCGCTGCACCACCACCAGGCAACCGCAGCGGCAGAGGTGCTCTTGGACACCTTGTGCCCAGAGCGCACGGACACGCGGTCGTGATCGCGCACCGCCTCGAGCAGTTCCTGCTGCCGCGACCAAACGCGAAGCCCGAGCACGTTCCGCGCGTAGAGCACGGGATCGTGAGCGCTCGCGCGAAAGAGTTCACGCTGCGCTCGCTCCGCCCGCGCCGTCTCCGCTTCGATCGCCCGCAGCTCCGCTGGCGAGAGCTGCTTGAGCACCCGCTGGAGCTGCGTCGGAGAGAGCCGCCTCAACGCCTGCAGCGGAGAGAGCCGCGATGCGTTGCGCGAGGCTTGCTGTGTCGACGTTGAGATTGAGTCCGCCACTCAGTTCGACCTTGCGCGTACCGATCAACCCTTGCACTTCCGCGATGCGAGCCGTTGCAGCGATCATGCTCTTCGCGTCGCGCTTTTCCGCAGCGATCTCGAACGCCGCTTCCAGCTTGCGAAGAACCTCTTCGCGCGCGCTCTCACGCTCTTCAGGAGGCAGCTCGTTGCGACCGAGCCGATCGCGAGCTACCTGGACGTAGCGTCGACCGGATCGATACGAACAACCGAACTGCCGCGCGAGCTTGCGAGAGATCAGCGCAGCACTGTGTCCCTGCGCGAGCAGATCGATCGCAGCCTCGACGCGTTTTGGATCGATGAGTCTGCCTGTGCCGTGCTTGCTTTTCTTCGCTCGTTGCTCGCGTTGCTCGCGTGTGAGTTCGGCAGGGTCTTCGGTCATTTGATCTCTCGCGCGAGGCGCGTCCAAACGTGCGCGTAGAGACGCGATCCGATCGAGCGTTCGCGCTCCTCGCGCGCCGCACGCAGAAGCAGGAAGGTCGAGACGCCTAGCCTCGCCGCTGCCTCACGCGCAGATTCCTGCGCCGGGCCCGGTAGCTCGCGGCAGCGAGGGCAGACGGGATCGCCCTGCTCGTCGTGCACGATCGCACGCGCGCCGTTGCACCAGGCGCACAGACTGGGAACGGCAGCGAGGGACATCGTGGGAATCCGCAGTAGCAGTCGGAGTAGAGACGGTGACAGCGAGAGCAGCGAGTCACGTGAGAGCTAGCGCGGAGAGCAGCCCTGCTTCTGCCTCTCCAACAAACGCGATCGCCGCCCGATGGACAGCCTGCGCAGCAGCGGCATCTTCTCCGCGCTTGGTCTCTTCGGCCCGGATCAGTCCCAGTAACGCTGTTGCACAGTTGCGCAGTGCTTGCTCGTGGGAGTCTCCTGTGCCGGAAACGATCGTGGTCTTCGAACGACAGCGACACACCGTGACCAGGCACTCTTTCGGCGTCTCGCCATCGAAGGTGTATCCGAGCTGAATCTCGCACACTTCGTGGGTCAGTCTGTCTGCGAAGACGACCACCGCTTTGATTTCACTCATCATCGCTTACTCTTCGGCGTGCGCCGCGCTTGACGTGCTTCTGATCGATTGCGAGGGAGACGCGCGCTCGAATTGATCGCTTGCGCCTGCTCGCCTTTCACGACGAGCGATAGACCGACGCGCTCGAGAATCGCGCGAGCTTCCTCGATTGCGCTGTGGCGCATTAGTTCGAGATTCGGCTCGTACGCGATCTCTCTCACTTCCGCTCGCCCCGAAGCTGTCGCGATCGCCTCACCGCAGCGCGCGTTTTGCCGCCACCGCGCCCAAAGGGGATGCGCCCGAGCTGCCAGATCGACGCGCCCTGCCCGCGGTGGAATGGATCGGGCGGGTAGAAGCACGCCGCGACGAGCAACAGGAGCAATGTGATTGCGAGTGCCATCGAGGCGTTCGTCCCGACGTCGGGACTGTGGTTGCCAGGGAAATCCCTGGTGGAATTGGTCACGCGTGCCAGGCAAGCACTTCTTACGTCCCGGATCATTCACGCGTGATGGCACAGCCGGGACGAATCGAACGTCCCTACCTCCGGCTCCACCGCATCGATCCTCGCGAAGATCGAT